AATAGATTTTAAGATACTGAGCAACAAAGAACGTAATGGCATAGTAGAAGAACAAAAAAGATTATATAATCAATTAAACCTAAAACAAACAACGTAAAAACAAATGGAACTATTTGGAACAGTAAAGGCTATAATGCCAATAAAAGAAACTAATACTTTTAGAAGTATTGAATTTGTAGTAACAGATAATAGCAATGATCAATACCCTCAGCATATACCAATGCAAGTATCACAGGGCAAATGTGAACTATTGAATGACATTAAGGTAGGGGACAATGTAGCAGTTAGCGTAAATATTAACGGCAGAGAATATCAGGATAAGAACACTTTAGAAACTAAATATTTTTTAAGTTTATCGGCTTGGAAAATAACAAAAAAATAATTAAAAATAAATTTTTTTATATGAAATAAATACTTTATTTTTGTCAAAGTTAGGCTTGTGCGAGCTATTCCAAATAACTAATCTATTAACCCTATTCCCTGAGAAACGCACATTTCGAGGGGTGTAGGGTTTTTTAATTTATAAATATTATGAAAATCACAATCGAAAAAACAGAAACAATCAAAACTGAGTTAGACATTCAGTTGCCGTATTATTCAAAGTATGGTAAGCTATTCTATTACAAAGTAATTAGCGAAACATTAATGCTAAAGGTTACAAGTCCATTTGACGATCAACCTAATACTGAACTAACTAAGTACTGTATTGATTCAGCATTTAGAGATGGAACAGAACCTATTGAATACTCAGAGTTCAAAGAAGCATTAATCACAGCAACACAAAAAATCGTTAATTCTTAAAAAAAAACATTATGAGAGAGATAAATATAGATAGTATGAAGTATAGAAAATCAACTCACTTAGCTGGGATTGATGTTGAAACAATTATTGCAGAAAAAGGAAACTGCATACTAACAATTAAAGAGGCTTTTTATGATACCAATGTGGATGTATCAGGAAATAAAACATCTGGTTACTTCTTAGAGTTTCATGAGAACGTAAAGCCAATGGTTGTAAATTCAATCAATCGTAAAGTAATCGGAAATATAGTTAAGGCTATTAAAAATTGCACCTCAACTGATAGTCGTAATATAGGTAATTGGACTAATGTACAAATTGAATTGTTATTTGATGCAAATGTCAAAATGATGGGTAAAATAGTTGGTGGGATTAGAATAGCTGAGAAGTACACACTGCCTACTTTAAAGCATCCAAGTACTGAATATGATAACTGTTATAAAGCAATCCATACAAGCGGATTTACTATTGATAAAATCAAATTAAAGTATACAGTATCGGCTGAAATAGAAAAATTATTAACTACTAAAAAAGACTAATTATGGAAAATAAATTTTTAATAAGATGTTCCCAAATCGGGAAAATAATGAGTAACGCAAAAGTAAAGGGCGAATTAAGCCAAACTTGTAAAACTTATTTAGCTGAATGGTATGCCAATGATAATGAGCAAATACATTCAAAATATATGGATAAAGGCAATGCAGTTGAACACGATTTGATTGATTTTATGGCTGAACAGTTAGGTTATGGAATGGCTGAAAAATGCATAGAATCGGCTTCTAATGAGTTTATGCAAGGCTCATGCGATGTTATTACACACGATGCTATTATTGATGTTAAAGCGAGTTGGAATAAGAAAACATTGCATCAACAAGTTATTGATGGATTAGATAAAGATTATGAGCTACAATTACAAGGTTATATGCATCTTTACAATAAAACTAAAGCTACTTTATTCTTTGGACTTATGAATACTCCTGAAACAAATTATAGCGAAGAAATAGTTTATGAAGATATGCCTTCTAATGAACGCTGGATTGCTTATAACATTGATTATAATCCCGAAGTAATTAAATCTATTGAAGATAAGGTTATTCAATGCAGAGCTTATTTAGCTGAGTATGATAAATTAATTAAAAACAAATTAGGTAAAATAAATTAATATGAAAACTTTAGAGTATTTAAAAATAAAAATTTTTAATAATATTGAAAATGATTTTGAAACTAAATATGGTTTATTTAGTAATGGTTATGATAATGGATATTTTCAATGCCAAGAAGATATAGCTGAAAAATACACAAAAGAAGATATGTTAAAAGCATTTATGGCAGGAGTAAAATGTGAATCAAAAAATGGTAAAAACTTTGAGCAATTTATCAACTCACTAAACAAACAAGACTAATATGAGCAAAATAATTTATTACATATACATATACTTTTGTATAATTCTTGCATTACCTATAATTATAATTATAATATTAGTATTATGGATATGTGATAAATACCACAAATTAACCTGTAAAAAATGTAAAAAATGAAAAACATCCATAAAAAAGAATACGTTACAACCTTAGATGAATATACTAAACTTGTAAATTCATTAGACGATGCTAATAAATTAAATTATAAATTAGTTTTAGAAAATTTAGAGTTAGAAAGTGATATTTTGGCACTCAAAGAACTATTTGAAAAAGTACTCAGAGAGCATATAGTACTTGCTGAGTTAAGAGATTTTTATAGGAATAAGATTAACGCACTATAAAAACTGTTGCAACCACAGCACCAATAGCTCCAAATATAATTGCAATCTTTGAACGCTTTTGTTTCTTAATATCTTTTTTAAGGATGTCATTTACTTGTTTTTGCCAGTTGTCATGTTCTTGTAGTGAACTGATTACTTCGGACTGTTTATGAATGATTGACTGGTCTATTTGCATTATACTTTTATCAGTTGAAATTATAACGCTATCACTTTGAATAACGCTATCACAATTAGCTACCGTATTATCATAGTATTTAAGTACTTCAATAGTATCGCAAATATGGTGTATTATGCTATTACGGTTACTTTCTTTTAACTTTAAATACTTAGCCTTATGTACTTTATTAACCTCTGTGAATGAATCTAATTTAGCTATATAAATAGCCTCTTTTTTTTGCCATATCTTAACTGAATCTAAGCTAATTATTTTAGGCTCTTTAGTAATTGTAATTACTTTGTTATCACATTTATAACATAGTAAAATAAAGATTATTACTACTAATCCAAGTGTTATATAAGGTCTAAGATTGCTCATTCTTACCGTTTTTTAACTTCATAATTTGCTCAAAAGTTACGATTCCCAAACATAATACGCAAAGCAATAGCCATACACACAAAGCATTAAATTGTTGGTCCAAAGGTAACTTAACAAATGTTATATAAGCACCCATTAATGCAGAGAATAAAGCTGTTAATTTACGACCTGAATAGCCTAAACTATGATTATCTAATGAGCCGAATAGATTTGAGATAAATGATTTCATTATTTGGTTATTGTTATAATTACATTTTCGCCTACCTTTAAAGCGTTATTTATTTTATCATTTAGCTTATTAAAAGCCAATGTACTACCTATTCCTAAATTTAAACTTTTAGTTGTGCAGGGTAGTAAACAGCCTTCTGTATCTTCAGGTTTATTTCCTGTATGTATGCGAACTCCTGAATATCCTTTGATGTTTAATAATATAGGTAAATAAACAGGCTTACCTTTCATAGCACTAAAACGCTCAGACTTTGTAACAACTACTTTATAAACACCGTATGGAATAGCTGTTTTCCCATGAATCTTTAGTTTATTAATTTCATCCAAACTCATAGTATCTTTTAAACATCTATCAATGTCCTCTAATACATAGCATTCAAAAGCACCATTAACCGTTAATGTGCCTATTGTTGATTTATCTGTGAATGTATCACGTTTTAATACTATGTCCATTAGAATATACTTTCTATTTTAGTTTCACTTGGTAATACAGCATCTTTTACTTTATAAGCTATATTTTTAGGTTTACTTTTTTTATCACAGCAATCTTTTAGCTCCTCTATTTGATATTGCAAATGCTCAACTTCATAGTGTTTTTCTGTATAAAGTTCTCTAATATCAGATTTGATTGCAAAGTATAATGATAGTACAGAAACCATTAAAGTTCCGAATTTAACACCGTTTTCTAAAGTTACTAATTGTGTTGTTGGTTTCATAATTGTTTTGGTTCAAATATTATTAATGGTAATTCTTTAACCCACATAAACTCAGGATTATCGCAATAGTTTATTTCTTCAATAGATATTATCCAATTATCATTAATATCCTGTATTGGATTAAAATAAGAATCCTCTGTATATAATTGAATCAATAATAAATTTTTTTGTTCAACTGTTAATAGTCCTACATAAAGATTATAATCACTTATTTTTATATCTTTTAAAGTTATCATTATATGCGTCCTAAAGTTGTTTGATAATTATTAACGGCTGTTTTTAAAGCAGTCATTTCAGTTGTAGTTAATCCTAAACCAGCACTGAAAAAAGAATATCCAAAACCACTATAAAAGTCATTAGTTGAGCCTCTGCGACATCCTAATCCTAAAGTAATACTTGGTTGTGTTGATGTTATAGTTGTAGTATTAGAATCAATAGTTCCATTAGCTCCTATATAATTATGTACATTATTAGCAGTTCTACTACCACACCAAAAACCTTTGTGAGTAGTTGATGATACTGTTTTTGAAACTAAATATGTTGTTGCAGTCCCACCTAATAATGAACTTTCATTTGTTGCAAGTGTTGATGTTAAACGATTACAACTTGTTGCACTTGCATTAGCTCCGATATGTCCTTGCTGTAATGAACCTATAAAATCACTATTAATATTAGCAGATAAATGAATATCATACGCTGTAAAATTACTTGCCATATTCATAAATGAATCAGCCCATCCATTAGTACCATTAAATAAAATACCAGTACTTGAATGAGTTACACCACCTGCAAAAACTAATCTAAAAGCAGCATTAGTATCTAAAGGACTAATTAAATTGAATTTATGACTTGTTGCAGTACCACCAATGATAGGATAAACAGCCTTCATTTTAGTCCATATATTTGCACTTTTTAAATCTAATACCAATGTATTAATTGCCATTGCATTAGTTCCACTTATACCAGTCGCTGTTATAAATGCCTGTGCATCGCTATCATTAGCAACTACTCTTGGCATCATTGATATTAATGGATAGTAGCTCATTCTTTATGCTTGTTGTGATATACCTATTACATCAAATTTAGTATCTGTATCATTCCAAATGCAACCTAAATAAAGTGTCTTACTAATTACTGTTGTAGTTGGTAAAGTTATTCCTATTGCCCTATAATTAGTTCCATAAGCAATAGTTTGAGCTGTGCCATTATCTTTAATTCTAATCATTAAAGATTGCCCTTCAGTCATTGTACCTGTTGGATTTGCTATTGTTAATCCTGCAGCCTGTGCTGTTATCTTAACTAAATCATTTGTTGAAGTTGGTGTAACTGTCGCTGAACTTGTAACACTTTGAAGTCTTGGTGCATAATCGGCTTTAGCATTCCAAGTTGAAGCACTTGTTATTCTACTATCGGCTAATGTGCCAGTCCAACCTAAAGTTAATGAAGTTGCTGCTAATAAAGATGTTGATGCAGAGCCTCCTAAAGTTAATGTTACATTGGTATCGTCTGTTTTAGTTAATGCTGCTGCAGTTATAGCATTTTGCTTACCATTAAAAGTACTCCAATCAGTACTACTTAAAGCACCTCTATTAGTAGCACTTGCAGTTGGTAAATTAAAAGTAATTACAGGTGTTGTAGTTCCTGTTGCAACAGTTGAACTTACATCTGTGCCTGTAGTTCCTAAAGTCAATGCAGCTACAGATGTAACTGTACCTACTGAGATATTTCCACTACCTAATAAAGTAGTGCTATTAACTGTCTTAATATTTGTACCACTTACTAAAGTAGCTTGTTTATTATTAAAAGTACTCCAATCAGTATTGCTTAATTTACCTGTATTAGTAGAAGATGCTATTGGTAAATTAAATTTATGGTCTGTTCCACTATCAACTATTGCAAAATCAGTTCCTGTAGTTCCTGTTGTTAATGTTTGAACAGCTCCTGTTAAACTGTTAATTGCTGTCAAACCTGTACCTGCCATGATACCACTTTGTTGTGTAACAGTCATAATAACTGAAGCTGCTGAAGGTGGTGGTGAACCTGCTGCATAAAACTGCATAGTTACATTAGTAAAATTACTTGTACTCCACACTAATTCATAATATTGACCTGCAACAACACTTAATACATAATTCCAACCTGCTATTATATGACCTTCATTTCCTGCTCCTGCTGATTTTCTTGCAGGTACTGATATTAATCCTGAACTACCATTTACATCAGTTCCATTAAGTCTTAACCATACAGTTACATCATGTTGAGCATTATCTGTATTTTGAAATTGTGAACTAAATTGTAAATTATATATTCCTGTATTTGCAAAAGTTATTCTTGTAGGATCCCCACTTCCATTATTTACTATTGATAATCCATTAGGTGTAATATCAGCAGTATGAAATTTCATTGCATACCCTGTATTACTTGCAGCAGCAGTTTGTGTAAAAGCATCTTGCCAAGCTCCATAATATCCTGTTGGTGTTGCAGCAGTATTTGTAACCCATTTTAAACCTGTAGACGTTGTACTATCAGCAATTAAAACTTGTGTATCTAATCCTATAGGTAGTCTTGCATTCGCAGTATTATATGTAAATAAATCTCCCTTAGTTGTTAAAGGTATTGATGGCTTATTTAAAATCTGAGCTACTCCACTTGTTGCATTCCAATCGGCATTTACTTGGTTTGAATATAAATCCCAAATAGCAGCATTTGTACTTGCATCTGAGCAAACGTATACATCGCCATTATCTAATACCCATCTACTGCCTACTTTAAATCTTAATGTGTCGTCAAATGTATTGTCAGGAATAATATTAAAACAATTAGAAGATTCTCTAATATTTCCACTATTATCAAAGACGTGTCTTATTCCCGATTGCCAATTATCTTCATAACCAACTGAGCATATTTGAGATATGCCTTTACTGCCACCAAAATCATAAGTTCCTTCTCTTAATAGAGAGCTATTTTTTAGTTCAATAGATGTTGCAGTTTCTAATAATATATTAGTACTACCCGTTGAATTTCCTGCTAAAAGTACATCGGATAAATTTGGAGTAGCAGGAATTCCTAAAAAATTTAATTTATAAAGTTCAGTAACACCATCACCTAATTTGTATGCGCCTGTTTGTTCTAAAAAAACTATTTCTCCTTCTAATAATACAATATATGGATTATCATTAAACCATGCTAAATCTTTATATCCTAATTGTATATTTACATTTGCAGAATTTACATAAGGTAAATCATTCCATAAATTAATTCCATCACCAATTTTATATTTAGGAGCTATTAATAAATCATCAGTTTCAATACCTAATTGGCCAATTAATAATAATGGATTATTAGCTGTTAAATTTGCTGCTATATCTGTAAAATGCTGTAATGTCCAATCTACTTTATTATCAGTTACATTACCAGAACCAAAGAATAAATCTTTAATTCCATTAATATTTAATGTAAAATTACTAACTGTTTTAACAATTAGTTTAGCATTTTGAACTATTAATTTATAAATCATTATGTGGTTCTTATTGTTACGTGATCAACTAATATAAATAAATCTGAAAAAATAGAATTAATTAAACCATTTGAATCTTTAATTTTTATATCATAATAAAATTCACCAACATAATTTACATCTGAAGCATTAAAACTAAAAGTAGTTTCACCATTAGTTGGATTTGTATGTGATGTAATTGTTTTATTAATTAATGCTAATGAATCAGAATCCTGTAAATTTCTTTTTACAGTTAAAAAAACAGTACATCCAGTTAAATCAAAAACATTTTCATTAGCATCCAATATTTGAACATCTAAATTATATGTATCACCTTTTATTCTTTTAATTATCATAGCCTATTCTATTTCCTGTTTGATAATCAATATTAATGTTTTTATATTTTTTACCAACTTGTTTAATTCCTATATGTCTTTTTGAGCGTGTTTTATATGGATCATCAAAAAAAGTATAAACTATTCCATCAAATGTATAATTTGATCTATATAATTCCCTTGTCATTATAGATAAATAAGCATTTGTTTTACGTTTTACATCAGCTAATAATTCACCTTTAGTTTTATCACTAACTTGTTGTGAAGTATCTTCTATATTGTTTCTAATGCCAAATTGAGATACATTATTACCATGCCATAATAAGAATTTTTCATAAGCTCCGCAAATTAAATATGGCTTAATATAAGTATCTAAAAATAATTGTAATTCAGGTCTATTTGTTAAATCTCCAGTTACATCAATATAAAATGGTTCATCCATTGTTGAACGAAACTCCAATTCTTGCATATCCTGGATAAATGAATCTAATTCTGAATCTTTACCTACATTAGCACCCAATTTGCAAAAGGTTCTAAATTCAGATTTGATTATTAATGGTCGGTAAGACATTTGTATTAATATTTAATGGTTTATATCCTGCTAATTCTCTTTTTTCATCTGGTGTTAATACTGCTAATATTGAAGGATCTAAATATTTAATTGGAGTTAATTGCGTCATTGTAAAATCCTTACCAGGAAATATCATATTTAACTGAGTACTAACTAATTTTTGAATCTTAGTAATTCTATTATTAAATAAAGTAATATTATCTGAAATTATATTAGTAGCAAAACCAACATTTCCACCTAATCCAATAATAAATGGAGGTACACCAAAAGCTCTTGTAACTTTATTTGCTACTCTAATTGTTGATAAGTCAATCGCAGTTAATATACCTTCATTATTTATTTGTTGATATGTAGGTATTTCTTCTTTAGTTTTAGCGTGAAATACTGCTAATTTTTGACGGCCAGTTTCTCCTTTAATATCTTTTTTATTACCTGTAAATGCTTCTAAGGTATCATTATAATCATCCCATTCTGTTTTACCATGTTCATCTTTAGATTCATCATCAACTTCACCAACTATTGTAAAAATACCACTAGGTAAAAAAGAATTTGTAACTGATTCTAATTCATATTTACTATTTTCAGCATCTGTATCAATATCACTAATTGCTGAATAATATGAGGGTATTGGATAAATATATTGTAAAGGTTTACGTTTAAAAAAATATAATATTTCACCAACTGGCTCACCTTCTTTATTTTTAAATTGTAAAATTTCAGATAAATCATTTTGATTAATTTTTGCACCTTTAAATGGTGGATATTTACAATCTTTTGAGCTATCATATCTAGATGATAAAGTATGATTATAAACTAAACATTCACCTTCTAATTTTCGTGTATTTTCAAATGGTATAACCTTTACAGATATTGGATTACCTGAAGAATCACGTGAAATATGCAAAGTATCACCTTCAAATATAACTAACTGTTGAATAATATCTTCAATTAAATCATTAAAAGTTTGTGTTTCATTTACTAAAGTATTACCTAATTCTTTATCAACTAATCCTTCAGCAAATGCATATTGGTTTAATGCTTCAATACAACTTGTAGCTGTTCCACTTTCTCTAATTTGATTAACTAAATTTTGTGGAAATTTATTATCAGTATCATATTTAATTATTTCACCATAATTAACATCACTTTTAATTGTTATAACTCTATTTACAAAAGTATATAATTTAGACTTTAAACTCATACTGTAAAATTAATTAAACAATAGATTTTTAGCTCAAAATATACTATATTTTATTAAGTTCTTTAATATCTCTAAACTCTTGATTTATGTCTGAATAACCTGCTAAATGATATACTAACATTTCAGTAGTTTTAAACCAGTTCATATCATTCATAATCCAAGTATAATGTGTATCAACCTGAGTTTGTTCTTTACTTATTTCTTCAATTAATTTAGGAATAGCATAATGATTAACAATATAAGCATATCCACCCCAAGTTTTAATACTTCTGTTTAACCTAAAAGAATATGGTTTTAATCCATCTGGTGGACTATAACCAGCTAAATGTAAACAATCCCAATTTGAAGGTAATTCAGACATTGCTAAATTTAATTTAGCTTTAAAATTATCACAAAAATCAATATCATCTTCTAAAATAAAAACACGCTCATAATTTGATTTATAAGCGTGTTCTAATAGTGTTTTATGGCTACGTAATGCAGCTATTTCAGTTGATCTAAGATTATGTTTAGATATTATTCCTTCACTCGTGATGGCCTCCCACGCTTTGGCTTTGATTCCATTTCTTTTACAGTTTGATTCTGTAAGTTCTTTACGATCTCTTCTGGCTTTGAGATTAATGAAATAACATTTTCCGTAATTTGAATGTAACTTTTTTTTTCTGTATTATTATCATCATTCCATCTAGGATTAATTAATAATAGTGAATGTTGGCCATTTCTAAACATCATTTCCCCAAAATGATCATTAAAAGTATGTTTAGTTACTAATACTTCAGTTCCATCAGATGTTTTAGTGATAATATCACAATCTAAGTATTCAGGTTTTAAGATATATTTATCCATTTCTATTTTCTTTTTAAAATTGTTAAACCGTTATTATTTGTATATTCTTCTAAAATAAACCATTCTTTATTATCATTTAAAAACTCTATTATAGCAGGTTGTAATCCTTTTTTTTCTTCAACTATATAATTATTCATTATTTCTGGAGTTTGCCAGGATGTTGGTTCATCTGTAAAACCATAGGTATTAGTATCATGTAATACAATAAATTTCTTTACATTTTTAGCGTGTAAATTTAACTCTTTTTTTAACTGAGAATAGATATGTAAAGTATCAATAAATAATAAATCAGTTTTTTCTATTTCAATTTTTGTTGTATCGGCTTGAATAAATTGCCATTTAGGGTATAAATTTAATGCTTGTAATACATTTTCATTTGTATGTAAATCAATCCCAATTAATTTTTTAGGATTTCTATACATAAATGCATAGGTACTAACTACATTTCTTACACCCATTTCAGTAATATGATCACATTCTTTAGATAACTTATATAATGTATCTATATGTTCATTAATATCACTTGGTGTTTGTTTTGCTTCGCTGAATTTTTGGTTTATCATATTGTGTTTTTATTTTTTTTATTTGTATTGGTGTTAAATATTTTTCAATAGCATGATACCCTAAAGTTCCTAAATGATACTGAGTTTCACAACTAAATTTATTAGCCTCTTTAATTGGAGCTAATTTTAAACCTAATTCTTTACATCCTTTAGCAAAATAAATATCTTCATTAGTTATTCCATCATAAGGTATTGAATCTAATATTTTAATCATAGCCGATTTATGCCTAAATGAAAATCCACCATTACCGACATAAGGCTCAAAATCCCAAACAGCTCCAATATAATCCCATTTATAAAATTTTTCAATACCAGTTCTTAATAAAGCTGAATCATGTTGAATAATTAATATATTTTCTTCTTGTATTGATTCCCAAAATTTACGACTAGTCATTAAAGTATTATAATCTTCTATTGAATGACAATCCCAATTATTATAGAATGTAGAACCATTTGGTATAAATGCTAAATGATTATCTAATGCTTTAGATATATTTTCATCTCTATTTTCAACTAATATTACTGCTAATTTTTCCATTAAATTAATTCTTTATCAAAGTTAGGGTGTTGTTTTAAAAATTCAGGTAAAGTATTTTTATCAAAAGAAACTGCATTCCATAAGTCAATACTAACAGGATGTAAATCTCCAAAATTATTTTTAGGATTCCAACCGTAATGTGTTTTATTTAACCAATCAGTTTTAATTTCTGAAGCATGACCAAATATTTTATATTTATATCTCATAACAGCTTCAGATTGAGCAGTACTAAAATGATATATTGTTAATTGACATTCATGGTTTTGATCTTTATTATTAGCTCCTAAATTCTCTATTCTAATCGGTCTAAAACCGTCATAACAAGCCCAATTAAAAGATCTCCAAAAATTAACATATCCTTTTATACCGTAATATCTTTGAGGGTGTATATAAGCATAATTTAAAGCATTAGATAAATCTTTAGGCTCAAATACTTCATCAGCATCAATAGTTAATACTAAGTCGTAACCCATTGAATAATTATGAACTTGCCTTCTATGTTGGTTTTCAGCATAGTAATTATCATATTTATCCCATATTAATTTATTTCCTAATACTTCATTTGCAATATTAAAAATTTCTTCTTCAGTATCTGGACATTTATCAATAGTACTATAACCATGTGATGGATTAGATGTATAAGCAATTACTACTTTTTCACAATGATCTTTTATAGATAATAATGATTCTTTTAAATATTCCTTACCATAATGAATTGTCATTAATCCTATTACTCTCATAAAAAACTAATTTTAATTAAATCACTATTATTAGTCTTGGTAAAACTTTTAGCTTTTAATTCGTTAAAAATATAATCCTGAATAAAAAAATCAACTACTTCATTAAAATTAAATTCTTTATAATTAGATTTTAATAAAGTATATTTATTAATTACTAAATTATATAAACTTCTTTTATTATACTCTGTTTTCATACTGCTAATTTAATTATATTTTTTACTTGATGTTCAAAAGTAAAGGTATTTTTTACAAATGTATTATTTTTTTCATTATTATAATTAATTAATATTTTGTCTATTTCATTTCGTAATTCATTAAAATCATTAAAATAAATTACATTATTTCCATAAGTTTCTTTCATTCCTTTATGATTATAGCTAATACATTTAACACCAGTTCCTAATATTCTTAATAATCTATCTGAGTTATAATTTAAACTATCAAAATGACTACAATTAATTGCTATTTTAGCACCTCTATATGCTTTAGCTTCTTCATATTGGCTACTATTAAAGTTACCATAACAATGATTCCAGCCATTTCCATATACTCCAAACATATTACCGTATTCTTTTTGCAGAAAATCAACCATATTTATACGATATTCACTCATAGGAAAATAGCCAATACCATAATTATTACCCATAAATACTATATTTGGCATATTATACGCTTCACCTATTGGATTATATATATTTGGATCATATCCTATTTCTAAATAATCAGATTTAAAACCTAATGAACGCATATAATTAACATCATCCATATTACTAAATGAAGTTAATGATACATTAGGAGCTAAATCAATCATCCATTGTGGAACTTCATTCCTTTTATCACCAGTCCAATTAATTACAAAAGAACCTTGTTCTTTCATATATTGGCAAATTGTACTACTAATAATACCAGGACTTTGAATTTGCATAAATACAATATTTGGCTTAAATAAATCAAATTCAATTTTAGTATTTACATTTATATATGGATCACTTGTTGAAATTTCCTTATAATTATCTTCACCTATAATATCTATAAATGCTTGTTGAAAACCGTTAAATGGTTTTGGTTGTACGCATAATCCTATATGTAATATTTTCATAATTATTGATGTGGAAATATAAAATGATAAGGTTCGGCAATTCTTTCAGTAGTATGATTGTATGTTCTAAATTCTGTATTATGTAAATGAATAGCGTGAATTGTTTTTGATGGATTTAATACTGAATAACCATTTGAAATTAATTCAAAAGCTAATTTATTATCACATCCAGGAACTCCTAAATTATAATCTCCAATATTTAAATTAACTGATCCATTAAAACACCAAACATCCTGGCTATCCTTTCTGTTAAATAAAACAGCTTTACCTTCATAATAATCCCATCGAGATAAAGCAAAACATTCCTTATTTTTAATCCATCGTGTATGCAAAATAGTTTCATCAAAATAAATATCTGAATTAGCTATTATATTAATATCATTAGGATAATCTTTTGTTAATTGAAACATTTGTTTAAATGTTATACGATCATTTATTTCAATTACATTAAAATAAGGAACTCCATTAATATTTAAACTTTTATTTATTTCTAAGCAAGTTTCTAATTCTTTTTGTCTTTCAATATTATTTGATTCATAAACCTGAATAAATAAATTAATTTTTTTTAATTCAAATTCCCCTCTTAAAGCTCTAGATTTATAATTATTATTAAAACCTTGCTCTTTTAACCAATTTCCCAATAACATAACTGCTTCACTTATACAAGCTCCACAATTCATATTCATATTATAATTGCATAATTCAAAGGATAAAGATTTTAAACTTTGTCTATTTTCTATTGGATTTTGTAAAGCTAGATTAACTTTTTCTATCATAGGAAACAAATATAAATAAAAAATCCTAATTAAATTAATAATTAGGATTTTTATTTTATAAATTAATTTTCTTTTACAAAGCTGAAGATAAATTATCTAAATATGCTAAATTTTGAGCTAATGTAGCATTTGCACCATTTATACTAAAGTATTGAGGCATAATAGTTTGTTCACCAGATAAAGTAATTTTATAACCAGTTGTATCATTTAATAATGTTCCTGTTCCACCTTCAGCGGCTGATGCATTTAAACCAATTTCTAAGCCTAAACAAATAATTTTTCCATCATTTTGTTGCATAAATACAACACAATCATCTGAATTAATTAAACTTTGAATAGATAATAATTGAGTTGGATTGCTATAAAATAACTCTAAAACTGCTGTATGTTTAAATGTATTAACATTTTCACCTGCAGTTATTGGCCACATAGCACTATTCTTATCTCTTTTTCCTGTGAATTTATATAATTTACTAGCTAATGATCCAACAGTAGCCATTGAAATACTATTAACATATCCAGCTGTATCAACTGAAGTAGTAATATTATTTTTTAAACCTATATATACTCTTTTATTTACACCGCCTACCTTATTTAAGGCATCGCAGTCTGGTGATAAACCAGCGATTAAATCATTACAAGTTGCCATTTATATTTTGTTTTAAATTGTTTATATTAAGAGTGGAATATTTCACCCACTCTATTTTTGATTATTAGAATCCTGCGAAACAGTTTAAAGCTCCATAAGCATAATTATAACCAGCTTTATAACGTAAGCGTGTATAATTAGTGTCTTGTAATGGCTCATACCACATAACAACTTTAGCTGTATCTGTGATTGCATCAGTTACGATATAATGATTATCAGCTTTAGTTAATAAAATACGGTAAGGATTAGCTACTGCAGCAGGAGAACCAGTTGCAAAATCTAAAGCTAAGTATTTGCTAATTACTTGTGTATTTACCATTGGAATACCTCTAAATGATAATGTAGCAACACCATTTACTAATACATTACGTTGTTCACCAACACCAGAGAATTGAGTAGAAGATAAATATTTTTCCCAAGCTCTAAATACTGAATCTTCAACAAACATTACTTTTTGTTCATCTGGAATAAATTTCAATTCATAAGATTGAGCATCCCAAACAGCATCTAAAGTAGCTACTATATTAGAAATAGATAAAGAACTAGAAGTAATTGCACCACCATAAGTAGTTCCATCACCTGCTAAATAACCGGCTTTTACTTTTTTGTAAATTCCATCAAACGGAGTATAATTAGAATCTGATAAAGTAGTATCACCTAAGAATACAATACGATATAAATCACGTGCTGCAGTTTCAGCAACTTTTTCTAAAATATAAGTTTCAATTTCAGTTCCTGTTAAATTATTGATATCAACACCTTTTTTACGTACTGTTTCTGCAATAGTAGCATCAAATACATCAGAACATTGCTCTAATTGTGTTTGCATATCAACTACTGATAAAGTGAATGAGCTAATAGCTACGCCAGTTCCAGTTGCTGTATTATTACATCCAACACGCTTTTTAGTTATCTTATCTAATAAAGCATCTTTGTACATAATCTTATTAGATTGTACATCTTCTATTACTTGGAAACCTAAATCTCTTAATCCTAAGTAACCATAAAGTTTAATCATTACCAAGTCTTTGAACTCGGATTGTTTACCTGTATAGGTAGTCATTGAAGTTATTACGTTATTTGCCATTTTATTTGTTTTTTTATTTGTTTATATTTAATTAATTATTTCTTTTTAAACGAGCAGCTACATGATCAAATGCTGATTCTTTCACTTCTACTTTTTTATCGTTTTTAAATTCTTGTTTAGGAGTTTCAAATTTAGCACCTGCACCAATTACCATTGATTTTAAAGCTACAAATTCTGTATTAATAGTTTCTAAACTAGCTTTGATTTCATTAGCTTCAGTTATTGCATTAAGTACTTCAGATTCTTTAGCTACTAATTGAGCTTTTAAAGTTTCAATTTCAGCTTTTAAAGCATCCATTGGTTGGTTTTCTATTTGTGCTGTTGATACTTCAGCAACTGATCCACCTAATACGCTAACCATTAAACCATCTGCAGTTTCATAATCGCCATCTAAAGCAGGAGTTGCCATTGTAGCATCAGTATATACGGCTTGACCAGTATTTACTTTACCTTCATTATCAACTACTATAAAAAGACTTGAACCATCTTTTAGTTTTACTTCTGTTGGTGCTGCTGCCTTAAAGACATTTGCTAAAATTGCACCGAACTTATCCATTGCTTGAACAAGTTTATTTGTGTTTTCTTCCATTTGTTTATTTGTTTTATTTGTTTGTTTATTTTTAAAATCAACCATTGCAACAAGTTTATAATGATTCTGATTAACAAAATCAGTTATAATAGGACTGTTTGAAAATCCCATTTTAATAGCTTGTTCACTTGTTAAGTCTGTAGCTTTATTCATTAACGGCTCAATATCTTCAATAGATGTTCCTGTCATTTTAGAATAAAAATCTAATATCTTTGATTGCTCATTTTTTAAATCTTCACCTAAAGCAATTAAATCATTACCTTCCATTGGCATTGGAGCATCTGGCATCCAATAAGGATTATGAATAAAAAATTTAGTATTTTCATGAAGTTTTCTAGTTGATCCAGCCATATAGATAATAGTTGCGATACTTCCAACAATTCCTTCACCTATTGATGTAATTGTTTTACCAGAAGTTTTTAATTTATCATATATTGCCCATCCTTCATTTACAGAACCACCACCACTATTAATGTAACAATGAATATCAGTTACATCTGGCTCTAAAGAATCTAAGAATTTTTTTAATTTACTTAAATTAAAAGTTTCTTCACCTGAAAACATAGATTGAATATCAGAACCTCCAATATAACCTTCAATATTTAATTTAGCAATTTTCATATTACAAATTTATTTAACAAAAATTTATTATATTTGTATTATACTATTTTATACTATATATTTAAAACATGGGTAGAAAACCAAAACAAAAAACTGATTCATTATATTGGAGAAAACAAATTACTTTGAAAGGTCAAACATTGGAAATGTTCAATTATGATAGGGATGATAGAGAAACTGGTGATTCACAATTAGGCTTTGAAATAATAAGAGATCATTATAGAAGAAACCCACCTTTAGGATTCTTTAAAGACTCGAAACATTCACCCCAATAGAATTACTTTTACTAACATTATTAATATCAGTTACTCTTACAACTGGAGCAGGTTGTGATGCAATAGCCATTTGAATTTGTTGTTGCATATCAAACGCTTTTACAGTATCTAAAGAAGCTGATCTAGAAGTATATCCACCGTCAAAAAATCCACTAATATTACTTTTACTAAAACCTTTACGCATTGCCTCTAATTGTGATATATGTGGCATAGCTTCAGGCATATTCTTAACTTTAGAAGGAACTACATATTCATCATTATGAAATTGTGCGTTACCCATTTTATAAGATTCTTTTGTTGGATCACCTTTTTGTGTAAATCCACCTTCAAAATAAGAAAATTCAGTACCTGAAATTTTAGATAATGAAGCTGCAGTTGTTGCTACCGCAATAACTTGTTGAGCAACTCCTAAAGGCCAATAAGGAATAGTTGCAGCAGCACTAACAACAGCTAATGCACCGCTTATTAAAGTATTAGCATAAGAATAATTTTTATTCATTTCAAATTGTTGTTTAGCTAATGCTTTATCTTCTTCACTACCTTTTTTTAATCCTGCTCTTTTTGCTTGGTATGCAGCATCTTCTAAACTTTGAATAGAACTTACCAAATCACCAGCAGTTTTTAAACCAGTTTCATAATGTTGTACGGTTACTTCATTTTCTTGTTGATTATATTTTGCATCAATAAATGCTAATTCTGCTCTTGTTTGCTCTTTACTGTTAATTTCAGCTTGTTTTTGTAATTCTAATAAATCTAATTTAGCTTGTAATCTTTCTTCTCCATTAAGATTTTCTTGTAATAAAGCTGCTTGTAATCTTAACATTCTACCAGAATTTAACTGATCATCTATTTTTAACATTTCATCAGCAGCATCATGATTAGATTGTATATTTACTTTTACAGTTTCATCATGTATTTGAATTATCTTTTTTTGATTTTCATTATATATTTTTAATTGTTCTTCTTGGTATTTTTCATTATCCTTATAATATTCTAGATCTCTTTTTTGGATTTCTTCATTTTTCTTTTTAGTATTTTCAACTTGCTTTTTATTATACTCAATATCTAAAACTAATAAAGCTGTTTTACTTGCTTCAATACCAATTTGTGCATCCTGGATAGCTTTAATATTATCCTTTTGTTCTTCATTAATTCTATCTTTTTTTAATTTTGCTTGTAAAGCATCTAATTTATCAGCTGTTTCTGTTGCTCCTATTTTACGAAATAAAGCAATAGTCATATTATTTAATGAATCAGTTATTGAATTATTTAATAGTGCATCAGCAACTTTAGCAGCATTTAATCTTATTGAATTTTCAGCTTCAACTATTTCAATGGCAATCTTTTTTTTCTTTAATTCCATTAACTCTTTTTCATGACCGCCTTTAGCAGTTAATAAAGCAATTTCATTAGTATAATTACTTAATAAATTATTATTAACTATAGTTTGTGCTTGAGTTGCTGCTGTTAAACTTTTAACTTGCATTTCAGTTGCACTAAATGATCCTGTCATTTCTTTAGCAAACTTAGCTACCTTATCAAAGTTTTCAATTAAATATTTAATACCTTCAATTAATAATATTAATGGTATTGCAGACATAGCAGCTCCTATACCTTTAAATCCAGTTTTAATTTTATCAATATCAAAGTTTTGAAAGGCATCAGTTAATAAATTCATTGATGTATTTAATCGTTCTACTCCACTACCTTGTAATGAATTAGTACTATCTTTTAAATCATCAATCTTATCTTTTAATTCTGCTACTTTTTGAGCTGCCTTTCCATCACCATTTAATGCGGCTGCTTGTGCTGCTTTTAAATCTAATCTTAATTGCTTTAATGAATTACTTTCATCAATAGCTCCTTTAATACGTTCCTGAAATAATGAAGGTATTTTTTTCTCAATTTCAATTCTTTGATTTTGTAAACTAATTAATTCATTTTGCGTATCAGCAAATTCTTTAGAATCAACATTTAATTCTAATAATGCCTTTCTTTGTGCCTCAATTTTTTGTTTTAATTCACCATAAGAACCAACAGCAAATTTAGTAGCTGTATTTATGCCTCCTAAAGCATTAATATTCTCTTTAGCAATGCCATTTAATGATTTAATAGTACTATCTAAACGCTTTACTTCACTACCGTATTTATTAAATTCTTCAGTATTAGGTTTGGCTTGTTCAAATAGTTTCTTAGTTTCTTTTAATTCAGCTTTTAATTTTTCAATACTTTGAATAGTATCACCAAAATTTATATTAAATATTTCTATTTGTTCTGCCATTATTGATTTAATTTTATTAATTCAACCTCAGTTAAATTAGGATTAGTATAATTGAATTGATTAATAGATGATATAAAAAAATAAGCCTGGAATTGTTCTAAATATATTGGAGTAAAGTAATCTAAATTTTTTATATCAATAAAATTAAGATTAAATTTTAATTTCATTAATCTTAAATTTTGCAAAGTACTCATTAATATAATTGAATTTTTAGGTATTAAATTTAAACCAAAACCCATACTTTGATTAGGTAATGATTGATCTATAAACCAAAGTCTTCGAGCTGTTAAATAACTACTTGTTGATGTTCCATCAGTAAATTTAAATTTACCTATTACAAGTTCACTAAAACAAATTCTAGGTTGAACATCATTATCAAATTTAGTAGTATTTACATCATATAAATTAATATAAGCAGTTAATGTTGTTGGAGTTGTAGCAAAATTAACATATTCACTTGAAGCAAATGGAGATGTGTAAATATCTTTAGTTAATTCTAAATTTGAATTATAAATTACAATATCAAAATCAGTTCCATTTTCAGTTTTTAATATACTTTTATCTTCTTTATGTTTAAATAAATTATGTTGAGCATAAGAATTATAAGAAAATTTACTTATAGGAAAATCAGATTCATTTAATTTATTGCTCCAATCTAAACTATTTGGTATATTGTCTATTAATTTATCTAATTTATTAAATGTAACTATTTTATTATCTTCATCAACATTAGGTAATAAACCAAAACGAATGCAAATATCTTTTAAATAATCATTGCATTTTATTTTTGGTAACATTGATGAATAAGTAATTAATCCACCAAATACTAATTCAGGTTTTAAATTAATTTTTAATGATGTAATATCTTTAATTGTAGGCAAACAAGATATAGTTAAAATTGTAGATAAAGGATTCCCTTGATAAAATTGAATATAAAGAGATCCATCTATATGTATGTCTAGGTAAAAATGCAACTGGTCTCCAATATTTAAAAATGTACTTCCAGATACTGTATCATTTAAAAATGTTTGTGTAGGTAATGAAGGAATACTAACAATATTATATACTGCTGGTGGTGAAGGTACTGGTACAACACCGTATCCTCTTGATAACTGAACACTCCCAACTTCAGAATCAAATACACCATTAACTAATTTAATAGCTTTTAATGTTATTACTGAATTTAATGCATAAGCGGCTATCCCTCTTGATAAAACAAAACTAATACAGTCGTAACTAGCTAAGTCGCATTTAAAATTAAAATCATAAGTTCCCGAATATGTAGATGTATATTTATTAGATAAAAAATTAAAATTTGTTGAACTACCTGTTGTTATTATTTGATTATAAGATACGGGAATTTGCATTAAATTTACCGTATTTATATATGAATATCCAAAAGTAAACGCAATTATATTTACAAGTTGTATATTTTGTGAAGCAATAGTACTAACTACATAGTTATTTGTATTTCCAACATCACATTGATTTAATAATAATATTTGATTTGAAATAGTTGGATTCTTTTTTGAGTAAGGTAATATTGTAGAATCAAAATCAGTAGTATCAAAATTATAGATATAATCATACCCAAATTCATTTAACATTTTTTCTATAATAGTTTTATTAAATGTTGCAGGTAATACTTTCCTAATATTAATTATATCACTAGTTAAATTTTGTCCACTATATTGAATAATTGGATATGTATATCCATCTGTATTAGAAGAACTTAATACTGCATTTGTATAATTCCAAATATGATTATATTCATCCCAATTTAAATCATTTATATTTTTATTTTTTAATTGATCATAAAATGTACTATTACCTGAAAAAAATCTAATATTAATATATTCATCAATAGATTCAATAGTAATAAAACCAGTTTTAAATATTATTCCATCAATAATTAATTGACATGAAATTTTACTATAAGGTAATGTATTAGTACTTTGAATTAAAGTAGCATATTCTATTAATTGAATATTATTATTGGTTAATGGAACTCTAAAAACATTACTATATTCACCGCTCCTACTTGTAATATTTTCTAAATTAAATATTGAAAATGTTTGAACAATATCTTCAGTACCTAATAAATCAAAATCACCGTTATCAGTTCTAATTGTTAAAGCCATTATTATTGATTTTGTATTTCTTTATATTCAGCAATACGATATTTTAAACTAATTTCATTAAATCTAATTTTAGTATTATATTTAACATAGCTGTTTGGATCTATTAAAATAGGAGTACTAATATCTGTAATTGGATCATATTCCCACGCTTGTACTGAGTATCTTAAAGATTCAATTAAATCAACTTCATTATTAGATATACCTGTTTTATAAACTACTTTATTAATAAAGTTCTTTCCTTTATAAAAATATTTAACTATTCCATTATTATCAAATGTTTTTGAATCACCAATAGTTCCACCAAAATCTTTACGTTGATTAAATATATAAGATGAACGGCCACCTTCTCTGTTAATCCAAACAATAATAATATCATTTGAATTATAACATTCAGTTAATGGTGTTGTTAAACTATTAACTACTTCTAAAATTAATTGATGTGTTGGTAATGGTGGACTTGTTAAATTAGTTGAAAAATTATATGTATAAGTTCCTGAAACGGTTGGTGTAACATTTAATTTTAAAATAAATCCTACAAAACCTCCAGATAATGTTTTAGTTATCCATCCAGGTAATGTACTATATTGATATAATTGAGCTTTTTGAAATAATCCTGAATCATAAAATTCAACTTCAGTAGTTACATTTCTTAATACTCTTGTTTTTTGAACTATCATTGTTTAATACCATTAATAAATTTATGAACTATTGGAATTAATTTTAAATTATAATCAATAATAGAAGCAAATGAAACACCTTGACTTGCTATTAATGGCTTATCTATTGGAGTTAAATAAATACCATTAGTTATTTTATCATAGGTTAATTCACTATTTTTAATAGATGTATTTAATACAAAAGTAAAATCATCATAAACTCCACCTTCAGTTGTTATTCCATCCCATTGCATTCTAATTGCATTAAACATACTAAAATCTTCAGAATTAGCTACTGTATTTGAAACTATATTAAATATATATTTTAAAGCCCCTTTTACATTAATTGATAAATAAGGCAATCCACTAATATTATATAAAATTGAAGGTTTAATATCAACTACTTTTGTATAAGGTAATTCAACTTCATATCCTTCTAAAGTTTTATAACCTTTATATAATGCAAATGTTGGTATTCTTAAATGATAGGCCAATGAAGCATAATGAGTAACATCTGAAATATATGCTAAGTCTAAAGTAACTGTTGTTAATGAATAACCAGTTAATACTTTATAAGTACCATTATATACATTACTTTGTATATAAATATAATCACCAGGTACCGGCATAATATCATAAGGAACTGCAACACTTAATCTTACCTTACCTGTAGGAACTGATGCTACAACTTCGTTTGTTATTGAAAATATAGGATATGAAGCAAAATTAAATGTATAAATAACATCATCATTTGCAGAACTCCAAAGTTGTGGAACGGTATTTTGTATGATATTACTTGCCATCTTTAAATGCTTTTATAAAATCTTCTTTTAATTGCTGTGTAAATTTAACATTATAACTCTTAATCATTTGATCATTTACTATATTTTCTAATAATCCTGAGTTATTTCCATGATTAGCCAAATAGATTGAACTACCAAACTTTTGAATTTTATTAGTAATTAATTGAGCTAATGTATCATTATCTACAGTTGTTGATGATATTCCTTTATCAGACATCCATTTTCTTATAGATGATTCTAAATTATGATCTATTGATGTTGCTGAAATACCAGGAGGTTTTCCCCAAACTAACTCATAAATATAATCATTTGCCCATATAGATAGATTTGTAGAAGTTAGTTCATATCTTAAAGTATTAGCTAAATTACCTGAAGCATTAACTGGAGCTGTAAATGGTTTATCTATATATTTACCTTTTACCTTTCTTCTACTTATACGCTTAATAGGTTTTGTTCTAATTGCATTTTGAATTAGTTTAATCAGTTCTTTAGCGAATGATTCAATTACTACTTGTTGGCCTAAACTTAGCAAGGTGTTTTATAGCTTAATTTAATCTTTAATAATATACCAGACATTACATTTTTAATCCTAGTAATTGGCATTATCTCATATTCAGCATCTGAATAAGAGTAATTATCTAAAAAATAATTAAGCCAGTTAGTAGCCATTAATTTAGTATTAGCTTGTATTTCTTCAATAGAATCATCAATATCCAAGTTTTCATCTTTATCATAACTTGAATCTGGCTTATCCTGAAGTAAAAAACCTAAATTAATAGTTGCTGATTCAGTTGCATCATTTAATTTACCATTATAAGTTAATGGATCTAAATGTATAAAGTAATCCTGGATTGATTCTTTAGATACTTCTAATGAAGTATCAAATGAACGTCCATAACTAAATACAGATGTTGGAATATAATTTTTTACTGATTCTCTAATGTCATCTATTAGCATTTAATATAGTATTTAATTGTTTTTCATATTTACTTTTTATACAATCATATAACATTAATGTATAAACTACCCTAACTGGCTGTTTTAATACATCATCTATTGTATTTCCGATTGCTCCACCCCTTGCAAGTTCAACATACGTTCCAAAGCTGCCAAGTTCTTTGAATCGCTCAATTCCAGCTTGTTGCTGTTCAGATGTTGTGTTATCTTCGTTAAGTTCGGAGTAACGATCAAAGAAATTATTAATTTGGATAAAAAAAAATTAACAGTTCCTATTATTTCTAAAAACTTTCTATCTGAAATGTCTATTTGAAACAATATTTTCATAATTGGAATAATAGATTCAAAACCTGTTTGTTCTGTTTTCATTACATTTCTGCATGATTCAGCATCACCATAACTAATTGAGCCAAAGTCAAAATCTTTATATTCATCTAAAACATTATCAGTATCAAATACTTCTAAATTTTCAGTAAATGATATTAATTCAAATAGTAATTGAGCTTGTCTATCTTCTAATTTATTAATTATTTCAATAGGTATTCCACTTAAAGCTGTTAATTGTAAACCTTTATCATTTACATTTTTAATTACTCCTATTGATTGTACATAAGTTACTTCATCCCAACTAATTGGAATATTGTAAGATACTTGGTTAATTATTATTGATTGCATATTTTACAAATATAGTTATTTTCTTAATACACCATATCCTAATGGTTTCATTTTTTTAATTAAAGGCTTATCTAATTGATATACTACGCTATATCTAATCGCATCTATACAATGATTATAGGCATCAATAGGAGTTCCAGATTTCTTATCACTCCACGAATAATTGTTAAGTTCTTTAATTATATTTAGGCTTGTTTCAGTTACAACTATCTCATAATCCTGCATAATAGTTACACCAGAACTTACTGCAATTTTAACAGCCTCTTTAATATTAACACCTTTGCGTCTTATTTCTTCAATCAAACGAGGTTCTGCAGAATCACCAATAATAAGTTTATCTCCTGCGAATCTTTTGTTTTCAATTTCAATATCACTTGTAGTCATTCCCTGTTTACAAAAGCACTCATTAACATAAATTCGTTTATTATTCTTATCAATAGCCACATTAATTAATACAGATGGATCAATACTGAATCCATAATCCTGGCCAAATACATTAGGGATTGAATAATCAAATTCACCTATTGACCAGTTAGTAAATATAACACCTTCAGCTTTATTAAGCCATCCACCCATTATTATATGCTTAAATTTATCTGGCTGTTTAATCTTAATCTGATCAACTTGCTTTAAAAATGAATCATCCAGGTTATTAATGTTATCTAAATATGTAGTATGAATATAGGTACAATCATCTTTAATACCATTAAATCCTTCTTGCACTCCTTTACTTTCAAAGAATCTTTTATAAATCCAATGTTCTTTTGTCGCAGGATTCATAATTAGAATGATTCTATTTTGTATGCCTTTAGAACGAATAGATAAATCAATCTTATCAAATATCGTTTCATCCCTTAGTTCTTCAGCTTCATCTAATATCCAGGTTGTAACACCTTCTAATGATTTTAGATTAGCAGTTTGATCACCTGAGGATGTTTTGATACCTTTAAATATTATACTTGACTTTGCTGTATCATTACTAATTTCATTCTTAGTAATTCTAAATAAACTATTGGCCTTTAATAAATCAATCTTACCAATAAATTCTGGAATAATAGATAAATGAGCTGCAACCATTGTATAACGAGTAAACAATATTTTTTGCGATTCTTCAATACAAAGTTTAGTTAATAGTAATGAAGCACTAAAAGACTTAGCAGAACCACGGCCACCTGTTACAACATAGTAGCGTGTATTAGATTGAATTAATGGCAAGTATTTACGATTCAGTTGAATCAACTATTTGTATTTTAGTTAATGGTTCGTTATCATCTGGATTCAGTTGTAAATTATCAACCCTAGCAAGTTTAGGTATATGATATTCAGCCATATTTAATAATAATGTCATAGCTTTATTAGGATCTATTTCTGCAATTTGCTCAATCCATTTAGTCATATTAGGTACATTTAACTCTAATAAATTTTTAAATGCTTCACGAACATCCCTAGTATTTTTATTTAAAGTTCCTTTTTTTTTACCAGGATTACCTTCTTTAAATTTAGTCATCGTATCTTATCGTATTATACGGTTAATAACTTACCAATTTTTCCTAATTTTTTAATAACATCTGGATTATTATCATAATGAGTATTAATACCAAGTTCTTTTATCTTATTAAGTTTAGCCTGATTAGATCCAGTTGCATAAACTCTTGAATCTGGTATGCCTAATTCTTTTGCTTTAGCTAACATATTTTCTTTAGATCTACGAGCTGAAATGATATATACAATACCAGTTTGTTCTTTAGCTTTATTAAAACCTTTATCTGTAGTAAGAGTTCCATCATAATCAAAAGATACTCTAATAGCATCCTGAGTAGTAAAGAAAGCATTACATACTGCTAATCTTTCACCAATACCTGGATGTTTAGATTTCATTTCAGAATCAGACATACATCTATCAATATATTCTGATTTTTTTTCTTTAGGCTTTGGATATGGCATACTACAAAATTAAACAATATTATTTGAATAAAAAAATTAAAATGTTTGTTCAATAAATGAATTATACCACATTAGAAAATAATCAAAATCAGTTGCTATAAAATAGATGCCACCTGACTTTTCAATATTAGCTTGGTATTTTTTTTGAGCTTCAGACTGTCTATCCTTACCTATCTTAACTTCTATTTTTATAGACCTACCTTTAATAGTTGCACTAATATCGGCAGTACCATTTGTACCAGTTCCTTTAATATATTTTCCTGATCCTATTTTCTTAGTATGTCCCATTATATCGGTTACTATTTTAGATTCATCAATATAACGACCTGTATTAGATATACGCTCACCTTGCCATCCATTTATATTAAGCCAAGTTATTATACATTTAGTTAAACCATTAGCTGTAGCATCCTCAAATTTGTTTTTAGGTACATAATTTGGTTGCATCCTTGTTTGAGAACATCTAATGCTCCAGTCCAGTTCTTGTAAAGTTTTGATTGATTTTTTCATATTTTAAGTTTAATTATTAGTTTAATATTTGTAAATAGAATATCCATTTACTTTTCATTTACAAGCCATTTACATTCCATTTACTTTTCATTTACACGCTGTAAGTGTTGCTATTACTATATATTATATAAAAATATATATAATAATAATGATATGTAAATGGAAAACATCTAAAACTCATAGGATTTTATTTTAATAAATATTTTATATAGTAATTTACAAAAGTTCATTTACATTTACAAAATTATTTAATTTATTGATTATTAATTAGTTATATGTAAATAGATTTGTAAATGAAATAATTTTTTAAAATGGTTCTGTTTCATCAAAAATGTTATTTATTTGATTTTCAACATGTTGATTATTTTCGTTTTTAAATAAAAATGGCGTACCGTTCTTTTTTATTGGATTTTCAACTCCAAAATCAACATATCTTTTCATTTTTTGTGGAATAAGTTTCATTTCTTCTTTTAATACCTTAAAAAGATAGTTAATTGATACTTGATTATTGTGTGAAAACCATTTTTCTTTAATGTCTTTTGCAGTTGCTTCAAATTCATTAAAACCGCCATTATTAAATAAATCGTTAATGTAAATTTCAAGTTCTTTATGAACACTTGAATGTGATTCTTTTTTAATAACTTCTAAATGTGATGTTTGAATTTCATCCTGAGTAAAAACCATACGAGATTTTGAAAAGTCAATTTCTGGTATTTGTTCTAAATATTTTAAAAATTTAGGAATTTCATTAAATAAATCATTTTCAATATTAGTATTTTTTTTACCAGTAATTGGTTTAATTTTACGGACCCAAAATCGTATTTCTTCTTCGTCAATACGCATAAAATCTTTTTCTTTATTAGTACAAACAATTACCTTACCAAAAAATGGCACAGAATAGTGTTGCACAAATTTTTGAGATACAGACATAGTTTTAGCAGTTGCTATTGATTTTAATTTTTCAACGGTATGTGCCTTATCAATAACCGTTTCATCAATCATTATAATATTTTTTGTAGCATAAGCATCGTTAAAATTACTCATTAAATCAGATGGATTAATAAGTGTTGAATTTTCACCAAAAAGCATTTGAATATAATTAAGAAAAGTAGTTTTACCAGTTTCTCGTTCAGTAGAAACTAAAGCTAATACTGGTAATATTTGACATGGATTTTCATAAAGTATTTTCATATATTTTAATCCAAGTTCAAATTGTTCACCAAATATATGATTCATTAAACCAGTTGTAATTGGTATATCATTAAAATGAACATTATCATTATATGATGTATGTGGAAATTTAGAATAAAGATTATAACAATTATTTTTAGAAGGTATAAAAGTTTTATTATTAGGTAAAATAGTAAAGTCATCAAACTTGTAAATCTTAGAAAGTAATGTTTTTGTATGATCTTCTTTTATTTCATCTTTTTTCCAACTTTTAAGAATTATATTAGTTCCTGAGTATCTATCTTCTTTTTTAATAACTTTAAAATAATCGGTACCAACACGAATATAAGGTATTTCATTATTCATTAAATTAAAAGAAACATGGCTCATAGCTTGAAAAAAATCACCTTTAAATTTTACGGTAGTTAATAAAATAAATTTACTAAATGATTGACCTGTAGCTAAGTCAAAAGGATTAGACTTTTTAACATCTATTTTACCATTTTTATTTAGTATAAAATTAGGATTCTTAGATAAATCAGAAATATCACTTACTGGATAAGTAGCTTCATTATCAGAAAATGAAATACATTTTTTATCACCTTCAAAAATTTGTGTAAAAGTTCCAAATTCATTAAACCAGTCAATAGGATTATAAATAGGATTTAATTCGGGTTTTTTAAATTTGCTCATAAATTAGTTTTTTAAATAAGTTGGGTTATTAATTCCTTTGTCAATCATTGTTTTTGCTGTTTTTTTATATACTGAAGCCTTTTGTGTTAAATAATGATGTGAATCTATCATATTATTAATCATTTGAATAGAGTAATTATAATCAATATAATTAGCACCAATATAGCCACCAAGTAAATATGCAGTTGCTCTAAGTATTATATGACCTGAATCAGTAATTGTGTTTATACGTTTTAAAATAATAGATTCAATAACATTAGATTTATCAGTAATAATATACTGTTTTAATGAAGGTTTTTCAATAGGAATAAACTTACGATTAAATATAGTACTATCGTTTCGCATTAGTAAATTAGGGTCATAAGATATAAATAAAGGTAATACACAGTTTTTTGGAGCTGGGTCAAAACCTTTATAAATCTTTAATTCATTTTCTAAAGCACCAAAATACTGTTTAAATTCATCAATATTTAAGCAAATAGGAATATTAACAACAGCACGAACACCACGCTTTGAAGCACTAAGCCATGAAGCAATAATATAAGGATAAGTATTAAATAGATATTGTTTAAATTCTTCAGCATATTGTACTGATTCCATTTTGTCAAAGTCTAATATAGCAATACCTGTAAAGTGTTTAATATTATCGTACTTTCTTTTACCTTCAATATAAACGCATGGATTAAATGAAAATAGCTTAGTCTTAAGTTCTTGTTTTCTTTTAGCATCCTTATTTTCATCGGCTATCATAATTTGCTCAAAAATATGTTTTATATCCTGTTTAGGATTTTTAATAGCATTTAGCATATATTCCAATGAAACATATCCTAATGGAGTATGATGTGTAATATCAGCATCATAGTAAGGAAATATAATTTGTTTCATATTTTAGATTTTAATTGTGAATAAAAATCATTAATTGCAGTCATTGCCTCATTAGAACCTCCACTATCAGGATGGTATTTTTTACATAATGAAATATAAATTTGCCTTAAATCATTTTTATTATTAATATCAACCGATATACTATTTAAGTGTTTAATAATATAACTTTTTAAATAAAAATCTAAATTAGTTGAATTTTCAATTAACCAGTTTAAATAATTTGCATCAATATTTTCTATATTGACATTTTTAAATTTACCGAATGGCATCTTCATATAAAAAAATAACCCCCAATATTCATAGCCCTACCACAGGCATTTGAATAAAGGAGGTATATTTTAAATATTTTCATAGGTGGTAGAATTTTAGTACGGATACAAAAATAATAATTTAATTACATATAAACAAACATTTTTTTAACTATATTTGTTAAAAATTTTATTTTGGCAAGTAATAAAACAATTAAACAGGATATTGTTCGAGATTATTTAAAAAAGTTTCCAGAGGCAAGTTATGCATCATTAGCTCGCAAAATTTATAAAGAAAATGAAACATCTTTTATAAATACTGAAACTATTAGAAGTATGATTAGATATATAGTTGGTAGTTCAGGCGCAAATAATAAATCTGTTAAAGATAAATCAATGTTTAAACCAAACAGACCGTCCTATTATTAATTACCACAAAGTTATGCAAATGACTATACACCCTATGAAATAAAGCAAAGCCGAATATTAATTATCAGTGATTTACATTTTCCGTATCAAAATAATAAAGCTATAACTTTAGCATTAGATTATGGTAAATTGAAAGAAGTAAACTGTATTTTGATAAACGGTGATTTGATTGATTTTGCTAACATATCACGACATGAGAAAGATTTTAGAGCAAGAAGTATTGCTCAAGAATTTGAATCAGTAAGGGTATTTTTTAATTCATTAAGACAGCATTTTCCAAATACAAAAATAGTTTATAAATATGGAAATCACGATGAACGCTGGGAAAAATATTTATATGCAAAAGCACCTGAAATATTTGATGTTAGCGATTTTCAATTAGATATATTATTAAGATTAGCAGAATTAAAAGTTGAGGTTGTAAAGGATAAGAAACCAATAAAGATAGGTAAATTAACAGTCCTGCATGGACATGAATTACTTGGTATGGGCGGAGTTAATCCTGCAAGAGCTACTTTTACAAAGACTTTTGAAGATACATTAGTTGGACACTATCATAGGACAAGTTCACATTCTGAGCCAACAATGAACAATAGGCTAATTAATGTCCATTCTCAGGGATGTTTATGTGATATGAATCCAATGTTTGCACCAATTAATAAGTGGAACTTAGGTTTTAGTTATATAGAGCTAAATATAAAAACGGGTGAATATTTTTTAGAAAATAAAAAGATTGTTAATGATAAAATATATTAAATTATGAGCCAGTTTAAATTTAAGATATACGATACGCATGAAGTACAATCATTTGGAGATGAAGGATTAAGCTGTAAAGCCTTTGACTGGTGGCATAAGTTTTGGCTATTAATTGATGTAAGTGAAATTACAATTACTTCATTTAGAGAATATATATTATTCGATGCTGAAAACAATCCCACTAAATGTACTAAGGTATTTCTTAGTGATGGGACTTTTGTATTTGCAGTTGATAAATTCGCACAATTTGAGCAAAGTTATTTAGATATTTATATCCCTTTATTTAAAGTTTCTGCTTCAGATACTCTTTTACCTTATCCCAAAATATAACCTGTTCTAAGGATTCAAATTCATTTACTTTACCGTATATTAGATTATGTCTATAAAGTGTATTACGTTGTTCTTTACACTGTAAAATAGCCAGTTCTATATTTGTTTTATCGTTTGAACATTGATGGCAAATGATACGATCAATTTCCTTAATCATTGCTTCGGCTTTAATTTCGTGTTTATCCATGAGCAAATATAATAAAATTAATTGCATTGATAATCAATAAGTTATAAAATAATTTAAAAATAATTATAAAAAAGTTTTTTTATATCAAATTAATGCTTATATTTGTATCATATTAATAATAACACTAAAAATTAAGATTATGAAAGCAATAGTAAACATCAGAACAAAAACAAACGGAAATTTATTATCTGAAAATTTATTTAATTCTAAAAAAGAAGCTATGAATTTTATAAATAATTATCCAAAAAAAGAATGTCAAATGATTTTTGGAAATTATAGAACAAACGGAAAAAACTTTTATTCTAAATTTAATTAAAATCTATATAAAACAATGGGACGTAAAAAACTAACTGACAAAATTAAGCAAGTGCCAATCGGTGTTAAAGAATCGGTTATTGAAGGACTTGGAAAACAAACTATTCAAAATGAGTGCGAGGATAGAGTTGAGAAACTATGGAAACAATTTGTAAACAATATTAAAAGAGATATGACAAATGATATACGATAACCCAAACCTAACCCCGCCAAATGAGAATGAGCCTAAGTATACTAATTGTGAAAATTGTACTGAAGGATTCACTTATTGGACAGATGACGATTGCAATTTAATTAAAGAAAAATGCGAATATTGCGAAAACGGATTAATATTAATAAACTAATAAAATGACACAAAAAGAAATAATAAACGAGGGCTTCAATCACGCAGCTCAAAACGACCAAAATTTAATAGGCTGGTTATTCTTAGCAATATGCTTTCTATTCTTAACTACTTTTTTATTCATTTGCTTATGGTTTTATCGTGGCAATAAAATTAAAGGCTTAGAATATCAGTTGAATCAATGCAAAGATGTAGAGGCAGTTTACAGGGCAAATAATGAATGTTTAACAAATGCTAATCTAAAACAAAATGAAACAAACTAAAGAACCGCCGAAAATGATACCATACCATGTTTACTATCCGTATTTTCAGCTTGTACCGGCTAATAAGAAAGTAGAACTCAGAGAT